TGGTTTACCTAAAAATTCTTTATCTCAATTTGTTTCTAAGTCATTGAAATTCCTACCAAAACCATCGTGTGTAGTATCTTACGCTGACCCTAACAATGGTCATCATGGCTACATTTACCAAGCTACTAATTGGCTTTATACAGGAGTAAGTACACCTAAACATAAATACATACTTGAAGATGGTACTGAATTTGACATCAGAAGAGGGTTAGATACTAAAGCAAAAGTAGTAGATAAAATTAAAATTGATTCTACTCACAGATATTTATTTTTTAATGGCTGTAAATCTGATGTACGAAAAATGAAAAAACATTTAAAGTTTGACCTACATAAATATCCGAAAGGACAAAACACAAATTATGACTCTTCAGGGTACGTTGAAACCCAATCTGCATTCAATTTCTAATTTTATTTAATTAATTAGACTTGACTTTTCGTATCAAGTATGGTATAATGACTTCGTCATTGAAATAATATGACGTGTTTTAATACTATATAGGAGTAGATATTGAAAGCAGTTAACACACACTTCATGCGTAAAAATGGTCGACAGCAACATCGCATGGCTTTAGTAGTTAATGAAGGTCGCAAGTGGACTCATGTTATCTTCATGGAATACCCAGTCCAAGTTGAGAAAGTTCTTAACAACGAAGCACAACGTTTTGATTATGTACCCAAGCTTGACAGAAAGTTGTTTAGGCACATGCAGTCAATGGCTAAGATTTGGTATGGCAGAAAGTCAAATGCACCAAAGAATATTCAATCAACATTGTGGGGGTAAGTTATGAAAATAATTAAAAACACATCTTTATTTGAAACAAGAAAGCTAAACAGTTTGTTTTGTCATGTACATAAACAACTTGCTGAGTACGAAGGTAGATTGCCTCATTGGAAATTTTTAAAGATACAGGTTATGAATAAAGTCAGAGGCAGACGTTATAGTGGTTGTGCTTATGTAGGACAGGTTTACTCAAGAGGTGAGCCTGATATGTGGTGTTCGTATAACGTTGTATGTACACTTGAACAGATAGCTCAACTATTTGCTCATGAATTGATGCACTCTTATGGCTATCATCATCATCAATACAGAGACGAGCCATTAGACCAACACCACATTGATGAAATTAATAGCAAGTTTGATATTAATGATTTTTATAAACCTAAAGCAAAATTAAAACAGGTTGCTTAATTAACTACAGGGAGGCACTAGCCTCCCTTTTTTTATTTAGGTTTTAAATTTCTTTTCCTGTGTCCGTTCCAAGCCATAAACCCACCAAGCCTCAAAGCATAGTAAGCTATGTAATTAATTACTTTAAATCCATTAACGTCAATACAAATATCTCGGAACAATTCATCGGCATACTTTTGTGTTTTCTTTTCAGTATGACCTTTCTTACCACCTAAGTTTAATGACTCATACTTATATAGCCAATCATGGACTAAACCACCTGAAAGCAACACACCCATAGGACTTAACCAAGAACGTGCAAATTTAGGCACACTAGCACCATCAAAAACGAATCCTTTTGGTATTACATAGTAAGTTGGATGAGCATTGCCTTCATGCGTAATTGCATATTTCCAATCTTTTGTAATCTCCCACTTTCTTGTAGTCGCTATCCACAACCAAATACCACCAAATAAACCTTTGCTTTTTGTTTCCATTGGCACAGGTTTCATGTGTGGCATGTCTTGATACTCTATTTTTACTGCCATAGTTTCTCCTTATTATCTACCTTTTGCAAGTTGCCCACCGAAGTAGAACTCAATAATCATGGAAGCCCATTTGAAAAGCTCGTCCATTTTGACTACAGAACCTGCTTCTAATTTCACATACTCTATAACATCCGGAGTTATCTGAAACATCCCTAATATGCTCCAACCTTCCTTAACAGTAGGTACGATTGTTGGCACGTTAAATATGACTGGTGCTACTTGTGTAAATATAACAAGTGCTAGTATTACAAAGATTATAACTCGCCGGTTCATAGCCGCCATAGGAGACTCTTTTTCTGCCATTTGACGAGCTTGATTAATTGAATCGTTACGAGCTTGTAAATTTTCTATCATTAGCTTCTGTTGGTCAGAAGCCGCTTGACTCTTGAGTGCATACAATTTAGCAATAAAACCTAAGCCTATTGGTGCTATGTTTGTAAGAAATGCAATCATAAAAGTTTCATAATTATTTCGCCAATGCCAACATCAGCCGCTACCATTACAGCAAATCCTATTAGTAATCCTTTACCCATAGACATAAACTTTAAATTCATATTCTTTATTTCTCTTACGTCTTTGTAGAGGTCAGCAATCTGTTTTTCATGTCTATCTAATTGTGCTTGTTGTTTTGCTGTCATTAGTACCTCTTTACTGGTGGCTTTGTCTTTCCTCTTCTTTTTGGCATAGTATCTCCTATGTTATCAGTTAGCTAGTGGATTGTCTAATGACTGCTGTACACGCTTCATTAGCTTTTCCTCGGTCTCATCTAGCTGTATGTCAAATTTATCAAGCTTGTTATCCATTGTAGTGATGCGTACATCTATAGATTGAAGTTTAGAATCAATCCTGTTCTCAAGATTATATTGTGCTGTGCGTAATCTAGCAAGGTCTTCTTTTAGTTCTACCTTAATCTCTTTAGCTACTTCTTCTACTCTAAGTACATCTGCTGACGTAGCCTCCATAGATGACTGTATTGCTCCTAAGTCCAAATTTGCGATTCCTTCAACTTTTTGATACATTAAGAACCCTCCATAGAGTGAACCAACAATCGTAGAAAGCAGAGCAAATGCTCCTACTAGTTGAGTGTATGTAAACCTCAGACTTCCTAGCTTTAGTCGTTTATCAACTAAACCTTCTATTTCTGCTACCTTGTCACCTAAATCAGTTGTCAAATCCATCTCCTTGTTGCATAGATTTTAACAGTTCTATTTCTTGTCGCAACTTTTCAACTTCTAGCCTACGTCTCTGAAGCTCAAGTTGATAGAGTGTATTACAATTGATACGTTCATTAGGAGCATCAAGTGGTATCACTATTCTTGCGTAAACACCTATTTGTTTTGCTTCAGGATTGTTTGGGTCTTCTTTGCCAATGATTGGTGTCACAGCGTTATTTACAATGCCAGTCATTCCAACATCAAAGACTGTTGAACCACCTATGCTGTTTGAGCAGTCTAAGTCACCTGCTTTAATACTGTCTGTACCAAAAGATGAGCCACCACTTGGCAGTTGTAGGTTTAAAGATGTGCTACTGTTAGCTATAACTTGTGTACTAAGCATAAGCAATAGCAGACATTTTATTTGAATTTTGAACATATCCTAGTAGCTAACAAAGTTTGACTCTCATCGTTACTCCTTAATTTAGATAAAGAACAGACATATCTAGCTTCTGTTATGTTACTTTCCCTAATGTATATATCAATCTTAACTTCTTGTAAGTATTCGACAGGGAGAATCTTATAAGCTGTAACAAAGGGTATTGGTTGCCAATCCCCATCGAATACTCCTATTTCATAATACTCTATATCAGGTCTAGAGTTCCACAACTTCAGTTGTGTTTTTTTTACTTCACTTATACCACTTGATTTCCAAGTAGGATAAGTAGGTGTTTGCTCATGACTATGTACTGCGTAATTAAACAGTAACAAACATAATGCTATTGAGCTACGCATTCAGCTAATACTACTGATTTATATGCACCACCCGGGAACGCTCTGTTGCCACCATATACAGCTACTGATGTTGACTGTATCCAAACACTACCTGCTACGCTTAGTGCGTACTGTCTTGTTGCCCCACCATTTGTAGTGGTTGATGCAGTCTGATAGCCGCTCATGCCATCTGCACCTGTAGCCTTCACAGACACAGCACCAGTCCACGTTACATTGTCAGACAATGATGGACTTGAGCTAAAGCTAGTAGGATATGACACCTGAGCATAATAAGCATTGGCTAGAGTGGTATCAAATCTAATTACTGGTACTTGACCATTACTAGCAGGGTCAGTTGTTAGCGTATAAGCATTTGGGTTACCATACTTTCCATCGACAGTTGTCGCTACGGTGCATCTCGATTCAACTGTACCATTAATATCTGCGGCTATAATTGGTGTTGCACTAAGTATGAAGCTAAGTGCGATTAATAGTTTTTTCATTTGTATTGCTCCTCTATCATCTCGTTCATTCTCGCATCCTGCGATAAGCTCCTTAATGCTCTCCTATTATCCACTATCGTACCACCTTGTAAAGCTACAGCATCAGGGTAATAATTGTCAGGTATCGTAGACACATAATAGTTTGTTAAATTAGTTACATTGTTTAACTGTTGTAGTATGACTGACTGTGCTATTTCATTAGCTATAGTTAACGCATTTTCAACATCAGCTAACATAAACTCTAGAGACTCTTCCTCCTCTTCTTCCTCTTCTTCTTTTTCAGCTTGTTCATCATCTAACAGTTTTTTGTCTGTTTCAGCTTGTGCAATAGCTACTGACTCATCTTGCAAAGCATCATAATCAGGTATGTCAGGCAATGGTGGTGGCTTAGGTTTTTTATACCCCGGACAGTTAGGGTCACTCTGAGGGTCAAAACAAGGGTCAAATCTGTATATGTATCTAACATCAGCATTCTCTATACTTCCTGTGCCTTCTTGTTTAAGCCTACCATTACCAAAAACTGCAATAGGTGTATATGGTAAGGCAATTGTTCTTCTGACCTCTGTTCCACCTTCACGCTGTGACCAGTCTTGTACATCCTGAAACACATACCCACCACCAACTTTATCATTTTCAAGAGTGACAACATAGTCATCGTTTTTGTTTTTTATAGGAGTATATTTATAGGTTACTCCTGACACGTCCATGCCACCAATACCATCAGCTCCTAAATACGTAGGAGTCATTGACCATTGCAATCCATTGATAGCTACGTTAGGTGTATATCCGAAGCTGTAAGCTTGTATGCTAGAAGAATAAAAAAGCAGAAGCGATAGCACCCATAATCTTGATTGCATCATCTCTTTTCTCCTGTGCAGACTTTTCATGTTCACGAGTTGGTACAGGTATATCTTCAGTATGGACTTCCCATGCCGCAGTTGCCTCAGCACCTATTTTGCCCATATACGGACAGGGAGTTCCGGCCATAGCCATGGCGCGGTGGATTTCACCCGAAGGGTCAGCACATAGTAATGAGACTGCCGCAACCTTCATACCAAAATCATACAATGTTTTAGCGTTTTTAAGTCTTAGGCAATTTTTTTCAGTATATGTAGCACCAAGGCTTAATGAAAATATCTGTGTACCCATAGCACCACTAGACGATATTGTACAAAGGTCTGAGTTATTTCCACCTACGTTTGGAGATATAGCTGATGGTGGAGGTGAGTAAACTGTCGTTTCGTTTTCTGACTTTGTAGTTACGTTAGATGTCGTATTTTGCGTTATTGAGCTTTCGTCAACTGCAAGTACAGGAAACACAAAAACTATCCAAAAACAAGCAACTATGCCAAATGCTATTGTGTTGTTAATTTTTCTATTCATGCATAATAATTCAAATTTAAAATGTACCTAAAAGGCTCATCTGTTTGAGTTGTTCCTGTATGCAAATAATCATTTGGAAAAGTTACTAAACTGTTTGCAACACAAGGTATTTTTTTTACTTTGCCTTTTTCTTTTACTAAAGTTTCGCCATTTGTATCATTGAAATAATAAATAGATGTCTTAAAATGTTTAGGTGCTTTATGGTCAATTGTAAAATCACAATGATAACCACCTACAATTCTTTTTTCTTTTTCTCTGCAATTTAGGTTAAGTTTAACTCTATTAAAAGAGTTAATGCCTATTTGATTAAACAAAGGTATAAATTCATCAAACCAATCACTAGCCTTACCATGATTAAAATACAAAGAATGTCCAAATTGTACATCAATTTTGTCATCTGTTAAAGGTGGTGTTTGATACCAAGCAAAGTCTGCTGACTTTATTAAATTAAACAAATGACTATGTAATTCTTTAGGTAAAAAGTTTTTTTGTATAGTAATCATTAATAAACCCAACTAACAAAAGAGTATCTTGTTCCTCTAGTTATTTCACATACTTTATGTGGATATAGAAATATAGAAGGAAATATAAGTAACTCACCTGTTTTTAAATTATATTGTGTATCTTCAAACATCTCTATAGCACCACCACCAAAATCATTGTTTAATACACCTATTATTGACAATGTTGGTATTCCTTTTGCAATTTCCATGTCGTTTTGGAATATGTCATATATATGGTCAATGTGTTTTTGCATTGACTTTCCTGTTTCGTATTTATTGTACTTAACTGGTGTGTAACCTGCCCAACTTTTAAAATATGGTTGCCCTAATTTTGTAAGATAATGTTTAATAGGCTCATACAAACTATCCATTATTATTGCATCTACAGACGTACCTTCATGTATAGTTTTACAAGTTTCGCTCTGCTTTTTATATGTTTTGTTGCCATCATAATCAGAAAATGTGTGGTCTGTCCACTCTTGTTTTTTTAACTCTGACACTACACTTTGACAAAGTCCTTCACTTAAAACAGGTATACGCATTACATAATCTTGTAAATTAGACATAGTTAATATAATGTACCTCACCAGTTTGAGCTAAAGAATATCTACAAACATCTTTTGACTCTAATTTTGTAGCGTGATGCATAACCCAAGATGGAAAAATAACACAAGAATTATCTTTAAATTTAAACTTTTTTTTGTAATCAGTAAACACAAAATCTCCTCCTTTTATAGATTTTTTTTCTAACGTTAAAAAAGTGACAATACTAAAAGAACAATTGTCTTGGTGTGGCATATTTTCATTACTATGACTATATTTATTTAACATTGTATAGTCTTTAGTAATGTTTTTATATGCTGTATTAGCAGGATGCGTTTTCATAAACACATCACTTATTTCTTTATTAAATACTTTTCTGTTGTATTTTAATATTGATGAGTAATCTCGATTACTATAAGTGTGGTCAACAAGTATTCCTGTTCCTGTCATTTTAGTCGAACCATCAGCATTTCTACCTGCAATGTCTTGTCTTAAATGACCTGCATCAGGAACATTATGTAAAACCCAACTAAGGTGTTTAATTTCAGTTTTAATTGATTCTAATTCGTTTTTTGTATATAAATCTTCAATATACAAATAACCAAAATGCTCTAGGTTATTGGGATGCAGTTGCATTGTTCCAAATATCTTTAAGAGGTATATATGTCCTATCCATTTTACGCATATCGCCATAATGTGATGGATTAAATGGAATACTTAAAGATATTCTTGCACCTTCATAATTTCTAACTTTATGAAACGTGTCAGGAGGCATATATAATAAATCTCCTGCTTTTAATTCAAAATTCATTTTTTCGACAAGATGTTTATTTTCATCTTCCTCCTCAAGAAAAGATATTTCTTCGTCTAAATCTTTGTAGTCAAATATTTGCCAGTTAGATGTACCCTCTATTTGTATGTATATTTTATGCTGTGGTCTATCTCTGTGTGCTTTATAGCCGGAAGCTTCAGCAGAAGGTGAAACATATATATGTGCATCACCAAACATATCAAATTCATCTTCAATACAAGTAACAAGTTCTGCTACTTGTTTATTTATTTGAGATTGGTTCATCATCATAAAGCTATTA